CGACGCTATCGCCCTCGAATGGTAGGGTTTTGTCCTTCATTCTCAATTTAATCGCCTGCTCGATTTCGCGGTCGGTTGCGATCGGATAAATGCCCTTTTTAAGTGAATAAAAGCTCTTGCAGTATTCAAGAAAATCCATGATTAAGCCTCCAATGCGTCCAAATATTCGCCATAACTGCCTTCCTCGGCCTTGTCGAGCGTGTCCGAGGGTTTGACATAGGCGAAGTAACCAGAGCGCGCTATGTACTGCATGGCCTCCTCTTGGGCTTTCCAATAGGTCTCGAATTCGGCTAAAAATTGGCCTTTGATGTTGAAAATTAAGTATTTCATGAGCGCGCCTCCAGTCTTCCGCGGTTGAATAAAGTAATAGCAATAGAACGGAAGGCGGGCGCCTCCCGCTCTAGCATGCGCTCAAAGCGCGCCAATGACCAAAATCCGCGCTCGAATTTATAGCCCGCTTGTATGTAGTCGTTTTCGGTGTGTTGCATTATTCGGCCCTCAATTGTTCAAGTTTTGTGCGCGCCTGATTGATGGCCTCATGCACCATATCGTCAAAATACCCGCCTGATTCGGTTATAAACTGGCGCGCGTTATCGTATAAATTACCGCCCAAGTAATCCGCGCCCAGTAAAACCCCCGCTTTGTAGGCCTCAACGCGCACGATAAACCAATGAAGCAAGCCTCGGTCGATTCGGTCGCAAATGTCCGCGATGTTGTCAATTGAATCGTCGAACATGTCGCGCGGGTGTAGGTCTTCAGGCGCGACGGATACCACAATAGAAAACCCGCTTTTTTCGGTTTCGTGTATCTTTTCAAAATATTGCATTGTTTACTCCAGTAAGTTGCGTAAGACCCGCGCGGGGCGGGTTTCGAGGCATCACCTCTCATCAGTTACGCTTTGCCTAAAATGCAGTCTCTGAGCGTTCGCATTTCATCAGGCCATGATTGACCGCATACATAATTCGCGCCCTCATCGTCCAAGTTGACGCGGTGATAAATGCCGTAAGAGTTCCAAAGTGACAAGGGCAAATCTAACCGCCTTGAGAGTTTTTCCTTTGTATTGGATCGGCAACCCTTCCCAACAAATCGGAAAATGTCGGCCTTTTGTTTTTCAGTGAGAGCGGATACACCGCCCCCAAATTTCGCGTTATGGATTGCAATATCGAGGTTTAGATGGTTTTTCATGGTTTAAATCTCCAGTAAGTTAAACATTCGCAAAGCGTTGGACAAGATCTCTAGGTGTTTTGGCCTTGGTGTAGGTGGATTCAATTTCATCGTCCCAGTAGCGTAAAGCGCCCAAATCATCGCCTTCAATGGAGTAAGCCCAATTGGTGCTTAACTCGCATTCATCATCAAACACAATTTTGATTTGAAAGTAAGCGCCAAAATCATGGTGCTCAGTTGCGATGGTTGTATATCCCATCGTTGCGCTCTCGGGTAATGGATAATGCTTGTCAATTTGGGCTAGCATCCGTTTTGCTTCTGCCCTCGCTTTTGAGCGGTAATCTTGCTCGCCTACTTGGGCGCATTGTTCCTCGGTTGGTGTGCAGTCGATCATCAAATAATCTTTCATTTATTTTCTCCAGTAGTTGCATGAGACCCGCTCGCGCGGGTTTCGGCTAATCAAGCCTCATCAGTCATGCTCGTTAAACCTCCTCAATGAATTGCTCAACGTGCGCTATCTTGTCCTTGATGGCCTTGATTTTGGCCTCAGCGCGTAACGTATATGTCAAGATCGATCCGCTCATGTAGGCTTTGATTCCGCCAACATATGAGGCGGGATTCAATTCGAGCGCGTGCAGTTGACGCGTAAGTTCGTCAATGTTTTGGTAGGCTTGTTGTTCAGTCATGGCTTAAACCTCCAATAATTTCAAAAGTCGATTAGCTTGCTCAATGGCCTTCAATGCTCTCAATTCGTCGCGCTCATCTTGGGTCATGAATCGGTCGAATAATTCGGGGAAGGCCTCAACCAGTCTTTGAACGTTCTTAGAATCAGCATAAAAGAAGGCCTCAGAGATGCAAGATGCAAAACTTCCGCCATCCGCCATGCGGTGTGCTGATTTGATGTAGATGTCAAAATTGCTCATGTAGTGTGCTCCAGTAGTTGATTGAATATAGGTGCAAATTTCTTACCCCTATACTATATAAGCAGTCAAGATTCGTGCCAACGCATGTAAGTTATTGATTTATAAGGGGTACTTTATGATTTTGAGGGTGTTTTAGAGGGTGTGCAGTTGCAAGGGTGTGGTTTATACGTTTATACTCATGGAAACGTTACCATTATGAGGACGCATGATGTCACTTGATACAGAAAAGCCCGCTAAAAGAAAAAGCCCGCCTAGACTCTCGAAAGCCCAAATAAGGGAAACGCTAGACAAGACACCTATCGAGCAATTACTGGGGACAAAACAACCGCTCACACATAAGCAGAGAGAATACGCGAGAAAACTGGCAGAGGGAGCGGTAAGCAAGAGACAAGCGTACAGAGAGGTCTACAATGCCAAGAGCGATTACACGCTCGCCAGTGATCCCTACAAGCTCGCCAGTGATCCACGCATACTCCAAGAGGTGAACGCGTACAAGTTGGCTATTGAGGCGGAGAAACAGCGAACCCCCAGAGAATTGAAGGCCCTTCTAATCCATCAGCTAGTCAAGCATTCCATCGACGAAGACTTTCCACCCGCTCAGCGCATGAAGGCCCTTGAGTTAATCGGTAAACTTTACGACGTGGGCGCCTTCATGGAGCGCAAAGAGACAACAGTCATCCACCAAAAAAGCGGAGACATCAAAGCGCAGTTGCTGGAGCGCATCAAACAAGTGATCGATGTTGAGGCCAAACCCAAACGCTCGGGAGGCGCGTCTCTGCTTGCGGAAATTTCAGAGAGCGCAGACCCCACCGCGCCCCCACCCCCCAACGATGCGAGCGAGAGGGCAGGGGATCCTACGCATACTATTCCCCACACTCAACCATCCCCAAAAAGTGTTGATCTCCCAGAACCCCCCCCGTCACCTTCCGAAACGCAATGAGGTAAGGGTATATATATTTAAAAATCGAATAACCCTACTACCAGTAGGGGTGGTAATATTACCAGAGCGCTTGTAAGTTGTTGATTTTATTCAAGAAAAAAATGGGTTTTTGAAGTGAAGATAAAATATACGCCTACAAAGAGGGAGTTGGAGCGGATGAGAAAGCCTGGGCGGTTGACTGAGGCTCAATGTAAGGAGAAGGATATGACGGTTAAAGAGAGAAATGTATTTGATGCGATAGATATGTGGTGGAAGGAGTTTGGGTATGGGCCTTCTTATGATGATATTATGAGGATCACGGGCGATAAGGGTCGTGGTAACGTTCACAGGGTTATTGATAACTTGGTGAAGTTGGGTGTGTGTAAGAAGATCAAAGGCAAGGACAGGAGTGTTCGGCCTGTGTATATTAAATTTAGCGAGTTGGCATGAACGTAGAGCAGATGGAAGCAGCGATCCAGAACATGCCTCCCGAGATGGCGGAGGAGATGTGGGATATGTTTGAGGTCTACAAACAGAGCTTGAGCGTAGAAAAGGCCGCCGATGACTTTATGTTGTTCGTGAACGAGATGTGGCCGGGCTTTATACACGGACGTCATCATGAGCTGATGGCTGAGAAGTTTGAGGAGATCGCAAGCGGCAAGCTAAAGCGACTAATCATCAACATGCCTCCCCGTCATACGAAATCTGAATTTGCTTCCTTTATGTTACCCGCCTGGTTCTTGGGGAAGTATCCCGGTAAAAAAATTATCCAGACATCTAACACAGCTGAACTCGCGGTGGGTTTTGGTCGTAAGGTGAGGAACTTAGTAGCCTCCGAGACATACCACAAAATATTCCCATTCGTGAATCTGAGGTCAGACAGTAAAGCAGCTGGCCGGTGGTCTACGAATAAAGACGGAGAGTATTTCGCTATCGGTGTTGGCGGTACGGTAACGGGTAAAGGTGCAGACCTACTCATCATCGACGATCCCCATTCCGAACAAGAAGCAGCCCTTGCAGCCGGAGACCCATCCGTTTTCGATAAAGTCTATGAGTGGTATACATCCGGACCTCGTCAGCGTCTACAACCTGGTGGAGCTATTGTGGTCGTGATGACCCGTTGGGCGAAGAGAGACCTGACCGGCAGGATTGTTCAGTCCATGATCGACAGAGATGGAGAGAAGTGGGAGGTGATACAGCTACCGGCTATCATGCCGAGCGGTAAACCTTTATGGCCAGAGTTCTGGAGGATAGAGGAACTCGAAGCCTTGAAGTCTGAACTACCTGCTGCAAAGTGGAATGCGCAGTACATGCAATCCCCCACATCCGAGGAGGGTGCGATTGTGAAGCGAGAGTGGTGGAGGGTTTGGGATCAGGACCCCCCTGCTTGTGAATACATTATTCAATCTTGGGATACGGCCTTTACGAAGTCTGAGCGGGCTGACTATTCTGCTTGTACGACCTGGGGAGTTTTCTACATGAATGAGAACCCCCAAGACCCGAACGTGATTCTTCTCGATGCGTTTAAGGCTCGGATGGAGTTTCCTGAGTTGAAACAGGTGGCGTTAGAGGAATATAGGAATTGGCAGCCAGATGCGTTTATTGTTGAGGCGAAGGCGAGCGGAGCGCCGTTGATTTTT